TTTTACCTATTTTTTGTATATAACAAGCATCTCCTTCACACCTATTGCATTTTATTAAATCATCTTTCTTCATTATTTTACTATTTTAAGTTTATTATTTTTTTTAGGCATCTGTATTTTTGACATACTAGGTAGCTTTAATTCCATCTTTTTAGGTAATTCTGGTATACTCTTGTCTAAGATAACTTGAATTAATGTTTTCATTTTATTATAACTAAAGTTTTTTCTAGAATAAAAACCTTGTTTTTTACTTTTTTCCTTCCATGATTTATAATTATAAAAAACATCCTGATAAGCATTATCAATCCATTTATCACCTACTTTAAACCAATGAGCTTCTGCTAGTATCATATCTTTAACTTGAGCTGATTGGTGTACTTTTTCTAATTCACCTCCTAATAGAGCACAATTTTCTTTTTTAAGGAAGTCTATATGTCCTGACCAACCTGGAACTATGATGGGTTTGTTTAGGGTGCTGAATTCAAGTAAGGGTCTACCAAACCCTTCACCTTTAGTTAAACTAATCATAGCTTTAATTCTAGGATTATTATAAATTTCATTCATTTCTATATCTGTAAAATCTCCATGTAGTAAATAAACATTAGGTATATCCTTACTATTAACCGTTTCTCTTATTAATTTAATCCTTCTTAGCATTTCTGCTTTATCTATATTACTTCCTCCTACAGCACAGGTTTTTAATATTAATGCTGGTTTTTCAGGTTTATCCTTAAATATTTCATAGAATGCTTTAATGGTAAGTCCAATATTCTTTCTATCATGACCCATTTCACCTTGCATCCAATGTCCTACAGTTAAAAATGCAAATTTTTCAGGTATAGATTCAATTGTCTTTTTAAGTTCTGTATTACTAAATTGTTTTATTTTTTTAAAAACATTTAAATTAACTCCCTCAAATAACACTTCAATAGGTTTATTTACTTTTAGTATATGACTTTTGTCTTTTGCTTGATATTGGGATTGTTCAAATGTTTGTTTTGAGTGATTTGATGATGTTAATATTAAATCCATACGATTACAACCTTCAACCCATGTTTGGTGTACATGAGTTGTTTCCATTCCTGCTGTTAAGCCTATATTATAAATTCCCATTGGTTGGAATTCATTGGGAACTGTTATTTGACACCAAATATCAGGTTTACCTTGTAATGCCGGTATTATGTGGGATTTTAGAAAACTCCATTCTTGATGATTTTGTTCTATAAAATTTTCTGGTGTATTTCCCCATCTTTGAGGTATAATAGATACTTCATATTCATCTAATTCAATTAAAGCTTTTACAAAATCTCTTGAACGAGCACCATAACCACTAAAAGTATCAATTGGACAACTTATAACAAATGTATTCTTCATATTAATATATTAATTTGTGATTTAAAACTTTTCTTTCTATTTCTGTATCTTTAGTAAATGTATAAGATTTTCTAGGTTTCCAAGATGAAAACAATTCATCCATTCCTTCTATTACTCTATTACCCATAATTTCTGCTGTAAATCCAGCTTCTTTACCTGTAGCCCATTCATATCCAGCTTTACCAATTTCCTTTCTTTCTTTTTTACTCATATCATATAATGCTCTAATTTGTTTAGCAGCATCTTCAGGTGTACATCTATCATCCCAAATATATGGAGTTTTAGGTGATCCTACTAATGATAAATTTGTTGGATAAACTGGTAAGGCCCATTTACCATGTTTTTTATAAGTACCTCTATGATTTGATGGTATATTTTTATCAAAATCAATCCATTTTCCATCTTCACCTTTAAAACGCATTTGATCTTGCATACCTCCAGTTACATTAGCTATAATTGGTGTAGCTGTTAATAAGGCTTCAGTTAATGATAACCCCCAACCTTCTGCTGATGATAATAACACTACTCCATCTGCTATATTATAAAAATGATTTAATTGGTCTCTTGTTAGTTTATTTTGAGACATAATTATATTACCAGCTCCTGGTTCTGGGAATAAAAAATTAATTACTGCAATTAAATCTGTACCTGCATTATCTGATGGATTAGTATGAAGAATAAAATTACATTTTTTCTGTTGTTCTTCTGTTAAAGTTTCCATAAAAAACTTCCAAGCTAATATAGTATCAGGTATACATTTTCTTCTAATATTTCTAGAATTAAAAAATAGTGTAAAATCAACTTCTTTGCCATTATTTACTTTACTTTTAGTTTCTTGCAATAATGCATCTGATTCATCTAATGGTCTAAATGTTTTATTATTTAAGCCATGGGGTATATATTTAATAATCTTATTTTTAGATTTTTCTTTACCTAATACTAACTTATTTATATTAACTGTTTGTTTAGATATTCCAAATAAAGCATCACAGGAATCATAAAATTCTCTATTATACATTGGAGCTGGTAAGTCATCCCAAATATTTAAATAAGCTATAGGAATATTTGATCTTATTTCATTTTCCATTTGAAATAACCATTCAAAATAACGAGGATCTGTTATTAAAAATAAAGCATCTGGTTTCTCATGTTTAATTACTTCCCTTAAGGTTTTAGGATCACCATAACTATCAACTGGGTATAATACAACACTTGAATCTTCTATTTCAGCATCTTTATTTACAGCTTCAGATAAATCAACAGGCCTACCTTTTTCAGGGTGTTTAATTGCTCCAGCCATTTGTACCCAATTATATCTATGTGATGTATGTGTTACTATTTCTCTACCTACATTAGCAACTCCTGAATGTACTCTAATATCATCTGTTAATAGTAGAATCTTTTTTCTATCTTCTTTTTTAATGTAACCCTCTTTCATTTTTAATAACTGTTTTTTGAATTAATTAATCTTCTAAGTCTAATTTTACTTGTGAGTTGATTTGTTTTCTAAAATCTTCATTTGTTAAATATAAGTATAATGAACGGTCAGCTAACTTTTGAAAGCTAAATTTACGTTTTACACACTCAATTTTGAAATTTTCGAATAAATCACTTTTTACTTTTACACTTGTTAGTGTCATTTCTTTTGCGTTTGCCATAATTTGTTTTTTTATTATATTTGTCTATACATATATGCAGATTACAAGTTCTTACCAATAGCATTGCATAATTCCGAATTTGTTTTGTAAGGGCAAAAGGTGCAATTCCATTTACTTGGCTTTGCGTTAAATATAGTATCTTTATATGTGCCATCCAAGTTAAAAGCTTTACCTATGAATTCATTTAAATTTGTGGTTGCTTTATTTAATTTTACTTTACCAGATGCTGGAACGAATTGTTGTACTCGTTTTTGAGGGTACTCACCATCTAAATATACTTTTCTTCTAACTATAAAGAATTCAATTTCTATATTTTCTAATGGTATATTATATTGCTTACCAAAAAAGTATTTATATAATACTAATTGAAAGTGTTTACTTTCATCTTTTTTATTCCACTTATTCCAGCCTTTAGTACTGGTTTTTATATCGATAATTTTGAATGTATTTGTTGGTTCATGGTACATTACGACATCTAAGTAGCCCATGTATTTTACGCGGTTAAGACGCAAATTAGGCGCCATAACAATTGGTACTTCACAACCAACTAAATGCCATCCTTTTTTACTAAAATATAAACTTCTATTTTTCTTTACAAATTTAAGGATTTCCTTACCATCTTCAAAAAATTCTCTTAATTCAGTAGGTGAACTAAAATGTTGATTTTTATTTTTCTTATAGTCATTAGCATAACATTTTCTTAACGTATCTTCAAATAGTTCTTCAATGTCAATTCTATCAGCTTCTGCTCCACTTACTTCATATACTACGTCTAAATAGTGTTGAAGTACTTCATGTAAAGCAGTTCCAAAAGTCATATGGATACTTTGTTCACTAATTTTATGGCCATCTCTATATTGAAGTGACCATTTTTTAGGACATTGAGTAAACATTGATAATTGTGAATAAGATATATTCTTTTCAACTGCAAAGTTAACTGGTAAAGGGGGATTATCTCTAATCTCCCTTACTATAACTGGTATTGTTTTAGCCAATTTATTTTTTCCATTTATCGCGACCTACTAAAAGACCGATTATTCCATAATTGGCAATATCAATAAATGTGTCTTCCATACCTTCACCTTTAACAAATGATCTACCATTAATTAATAAATTTTTTAAACGTGAAATTTTATCTGTAAGTCTAATACATAAACCAGTTAATGAGAATTTTTTATCATCTTTACTATTTAAAATATCACCACCTAAAGCAATATTATTTAAACCGTAATCCATATGTTTAGCAGCAAACATTATATACATTTCCTCTTGTATAATTTTAAATTCGTTTGATAATTCAGGATATTCTTCTTCAAAAATTGTTATAGTTTGATTTATTTCATCACTAGCAAATTCCTTTACTTTTTCTTGTGAAATTTCAAATGCTTTTCTACTATCCATTTATTTGTCCTTTATCATTAAAATATTTATTTAATGCTTCTAATCTATCGTCAGCATCTACTAACATTACAAGTGCTTCTTCAGCATTCTTATAAAAGTCTCCTGTTGAATGGTCTCCAATACCAACTGCTTTATTACCTAATAATTCAAGTGATAACAATGCTTTTGCTTTATCTGCTTGTGCAGATGTTCTTAACATATCTACTAATTTAGCCATTTTATATTGTTTTTATTAATTTTTTTAATTCTTTTTTATCATAACCTAAATCACTTAATATTTCAGTAATCCCTTCTTTTCCTAATATTGGAATATACGAACTAGCTTCATCACTTCCAATTGATAGTTTATTGGCTATGATTATTGCTAGTTCTTTAGAGTCTTTTTTATTTACACTCTTAATATATTTATTCCATACTTTTCTTTTAGGAATCATTTCTCTATAAATGGTATAAATCTCCTTTTTATTTTGAGGATTTATATTTTGTACTAAATTGACTATATCAATATAACTCATGTTCATAGATAAAAATCTATGTACCATGTAAGAATTCCAATCATCCCAATCACTTTGTAAAAAATCATTAGGTGATGTTTTCTTAACTGTTATTTCATTTAACCAATCAAATACTGTCATTTATATTAAATCATCTTTATACTCATCTCTGATTTCTGGAGGTAATGTTAATCCAACTATTTTTTTAGTATCTGGACAGTAAAATACTGGAATAGGCATAACGGCATCTTCATCAGTTCCTGCTACAAATTTTGATACTTTACGTAACAATACACCTTGTGTAAATATTTTATTTCCTTCTGGTGTTTCAAATCCTGTTGTGTCTCCTAATTTTACTGGTGGTTGTCCTACATTGTTGTTGTCTTCTACTTTTTTCATTTTTAAAATTTAAATAT